GTTAAGATTGCTGGAGAAAACAGTGTTATGTACGATACAACAAAAGAAGAGAAACCTAAAACTAGTGTGTTTGATAATGCAGCTGATCAAGAAGATGCAGACCTAGGAGCAGCTATGAGAGCAAATGCCGCCGGCGGTAATTCAACAAGTGCAGCAACAGGTGTAGGCATTCCCGGAGAAGAAGCTGCCGCTGCCGGAACAGGAAGAACTATTAACATTGACCTTAGAGCCGAGCAACAAGAAGCTAGAGTATCAGCTTATCTACAGGCACGTGCCTCTGGTCAAAGCGAAGAACAAGCACAAAACATATCAGCAACTGTTGGTAATAATGTAGGTGCGGCAGCATTAGCCCGCATTAAAATATAATGACAAACATAAAAACAAGTAGTTAACAAGGACATAACATGGCACAAGAAAAACGTTCACCAGAAAGGCCAGGAGGCAAAAAATTACCTGTTGGCATTTTGTTGGCTAAAGTTGTAAGCTACTTAGATCCATCGTTCATGTGCGGATTAGAAGTTACCTTGCTTAGAGAAAACGGAAATGACATTGGAGACACTGGACAATCATATCCGGTAAAGTACGCTAGCCCTTTTTATGGTATTACTGCCTATGAAAACATGGGTCTTAATTTAACTGATTTTCACGATACTCAACAGGCCTATGGCATGTGGTTTCCTACAGTGGAAATAGGAACTACAGTTTTAGTGGCTTTTATCAATGGTGAAGTATCAGAAGGATACTTTATAGGATGTATTCCTAGTAGATTTATGAATCAAATGATGCCGGCAATTAGCGGAGCATCTGAGTTTGCAGCAACGCCTGAACAAAAAAAGAAATACGATACAACACAACCGTTACCTGTAGCGGAAATGAACAGGAAAGCAAACACGCTTGAAAAAGGCACCAATACTGAAAAAATTAAAAAAGCCATACATCCTATTGCTGATAGATTTCTTAAACAGGGCCTCTTAGAAGATGATGTCCGCGGAGTTACTACTTCTAGTAGTAGACGTATGATTCCTAATTCAGTGTTTGGTATCAGCACCCCCGGACCGTTTGACCGCAGCACAAATGCTAAGAAACAATTTATTGGTAGCTCTCAAAGCAAAAGTCCTGTGCAATTACCTGCAAGTAGACTAGGTGGGACTACCCTAGTAATGGATGACGGCGACGATCGATATATTAGAAAAACGCCTGCAGGCGAAGGCCCTGTGTCATATGCTGATGTTAGCAAGAAAGAAAAAGGCAACGTCGATATTCCTTACAACGAATATGTTAGAATACGAACACGTACTGGACATCAACTGTTGATGCACAATAGTGAAGATTTGATCTACATTGGAAATTCTAAAGGTACTACATGGATAGAATTAACCAGCAACGGTAAAATTGACATCTATGCCGAAGACAGCATCTCCATCCATACTGAAAACGATTTAAATTTTAGAGCCGACAGAGACATTAATTTTGAAGCAGGTAGAAATGTTAACATAAAAGCTGCCGGCGGAAAAATGCAATTAGAATCAGTTGGAAGCGTGAATATAATTGCTGCCGCTGACGGTAAAATTACTGTAGGAGCTGGATTTGATCTAGTGTCCGGATCGGGTACCAAGTTATCTTCAGGCGGAGCAACTAACATTAAATCATCAGGTACCAATATTGACGGCGGTAATATTAATTTAAATTCCGGACTAGCAGTAGCAGCAGCACCTGCCTCGCCACTGAAAACACACGTTAATCCTAAAACTAGTTCTAGCGGACAGTGGGGCAATAAAAAACGATATCAAACAGGAACTGCAACAAGTATAATGAAACGGATACCAATGCACGAACCGTGGACATTGCATGAAAACCAAGCTCCAAAACAATTAACGCCAACCAACACTGATAGGGAAACATAAAAATGGCAAAAATATATAATAAAAAATCAGTAGCGTCGATGACTGCTAGTGCTGGAAACGCCAATACTTCTGCATTTACCTATAAAGGATTTAGTTCTCAAGAATCAAAATCATCTTTTAAACTCAACGATATTGCTTTAGTAAAACAGGACATTATCAATCATTTTTATATTCGTAAAGGTGAGAAATTAATGAATCCAGACTTTGGAACAGTTATTTGGGATTTGTTATTTGAACAATTCACAGAAGAAGTAAAAAAATTAATTACAGAAGATGTTGAACAAATTATTAACTACGATCCTAGGATTGCTATCAACGGAGTGTTAATTGACAGCACTGATATGGGAATTAGAATAGAAGCAGATATAACATATATTCCTTTTAACATCAACGAACGCATGTCCTTTAACTTCGATAGAGAAAATAAACTTATAAACTGACCACTTTATTTTTTAGTTAAATACACGATAGGATAGAAAAATATGACCACAACCTCTAGACAAAATAACTTAATCTTAAATGAAGATTGGACTAGAATCTATCAGACTTTCAAAAGTGCTGACTTCAAAAGCTACGACTTTGAAAATCTTCGTAGAGTTATTATTGCCTATTTCCGTGAAAACTATCCTGAAGATTTTAACGACTACATTGAAAGTTCTGAATATCTAGCACTAATTGATGCAATTGCATTTTTAGGACAAAGTCTTGCTTTTCGTATAGACCTAGCCAGTAGAGAAAACTTTATTGAATTAGCCGAACGCAAAGAAAGTGTTCTACGTCTTGCAAAAATGCTTAGTTATAATGCCAAAAGAAATATCGCATCTAAAGGGTTATTGAAGTTTGATACTGTAAGCACTACCGAATCGGTTCTAGACAACAACGGAAAAAATCTTGCTCAACAGACTATTGTGTGGAATGACCCTACTAATTCTAACTGGGCTGAACAATTTATCACTGTATTAAATGCATCAATGGCTGATAATACAGTGTTTGGTCGTAGTCAAGGCACATCTGTAATTGACGACATTGCTACAGACCAATATAGATTTAGAACAGCATCAACCGATGTGCCAATCTTTACATTTACAAAGATCGTTGCTGGAAGAAGTATGACGTTTGAATTAGTTAGTACAGGGTTCAAAGGCAAAGAAGAATTGTATGAAGAACCACCAGTACCTGGTAATCAACTAGGATTTGTATATAGGAATGATGGAAAAGGCGGCACTAGTTCAAACACTGGATTTTTCTTAATGTTTAAACAAGGCAGTTTAGAACTTGCAGATTTTTCAATAGATGTACCTACAACTAACGAATTAATAGCCATCGATAGTAACAATATCAATAATGACGATATTTGGCTGTACTCATTAAACTCATTAGGCGCACAGTTAAATGAATGGACTAAGGTATCGTCTTTGATAGGAAACAATATTTCTTATAACAGTATTGAATCCAACATTAGAAATATATATTCGGTAATCACTAAAGAAAATGACAGAGTTGACCTAGCATTCTCCGATGGTGTTTACGGAAATTTGCCCTCTGGTGCATTTAGAGTCTATTACAGGATTAGCAATGGCCTAGTTTATCAAATTGCGCCTAGCGAAATGCGAGGAATTAGTATAGCTGTTCCTTATATTAATAAGTCTGGAGTAAGACATACACTAACAATAACTTTGAGTTTAAAATATACAGTGAGTTCGTCGTCGGCCTCAGAGTCAGTAGCATCAATTAGACAAAACGCACCAGCACAATATTACACACAAAATAGAATGATTACCGGTGAAGATTATAATCTTGCACCACTTTCTTCCTCACAAAATATATTAAAAGTAAAAGCTATCAATCGAGTTTCAAGCGGAATAAGCAGAAACTTTGATCTAATTGATGCCAGCGGAAAATATTCAAATGTTAATGTTTTTGCTTCAGACGGCCTTATCTACAAAGATGAAATAGAAAGATCACTGGCCTTTAAGTATTCTAATAGAATCGATATTATTAATTTTATTAAAAATAGCATTGAACCAATTTTTACCGCAACAGATATCTATAATTTTTATCTAACTAAGTTTGATAAAATTTTGTTTACAGATATTAATTACAGATGGACTCAACTAACTACCGACGTTAATAGTTCTACAGGTTATTTTTACAATAGTATAGATTCTACAATTTTAAAAGTGGGAACATATACCACAAGTACATTAAAATATGCAAATTCTGAAGCATTGATTAAATTCACAGCCCCAGAAGGTAAATCTTTTAAAAGAGGCAAACTAGTAGATACCAACGCCTCTGATCCAGAACAAACTAATTTATTATGGACTAAGATTATTAAAGTAGTTGGAGATGGTACTAATGCCGGTAGAGGTGTATTGAGTACAGGATTAGGTCCAGTTCAGTTCAGTGATGTGATTCCTACAGGTGCAATTGCAACTAGAATTATTCCAAAATTTGTTTCAAATTTAACTGCGGGATTAGAATTAGAAATGACAAATTTGTTATTTTCAAATTTAAATTTTGGATTAAGGTATTCTATAATTGAATCGTCATGGAAGTTAATTACCTCTGCCAATTTAAATTTATTAGATAATTTTAATCTTGGTAAATCGGGAGACACGTCTAACAGCAGTTTAGATTCGTCTTGGATTATTGCATTCATTAAAGAAGCAGACGAATATTTTGTAAGAATTCGTGGACTTGATTATATATTTGGAAGCCTTGAAGAAAACAGATTTTATTTTGATTCAGCGCAAAAAACTTATGACAGTAAAACAGGCAACGTAATAAAAGATCAAGTTAATGTGTTAAGTATAAATCCTGATAGTAATTTATTAGGTCCGTTAAAACAAGACATTATCTTTGAAATTAGTGATACGATAAAATACGATGACGGATACCAAAGTACCAACGAACTAAAAATAGCGTTTTCTGATACCGATGACGACGGAGTAATTGATAATCCTGAAGCATTTGAACAGATTGTGGGAACTGATCTAGCTCTCAATTATTTGTTTTTTAAACAATCTACAGATATTGCAGGAAATACAATAAAAGAATATGTAGATAACAGTGATAATCATATTACTATTGTTCAGAAAGAAAGTCTAGTAAACGTTAACAATTATAATAACGGAGATTTAATATATTTTTATAACAGCGATGAAAATGTTATAAAGCGAGTAGATAGAACAACAAATACATTGATATTAGAAAGTACCTATCAAGCAAATATTGGTCGTGCCGGATTGAAATTTCAGTACGTACACAATGCCAACGTTGATCGAAGAATTGATCCAAGTTCTAGTAATATTATAGATGTATACCTATTAACAAGAAGTTATAATACCGCTTTTAGAAATTATCTAGCAGGAGTTGGAACTGAACCCGAAGCACCAAATAGTGATAGTCTGAGAATAAGTTTTGGTTCTAATTTAGATTTGATAAAATCTATTAGTGACGAAATTATATATCATCCTGTAACTTATAAAGTTCTTTTTGGGCCTACGGCAGACGTAAAGTTGCAGGCAAAATTTAAAGTGGTAAAAAATACCAACAGATTAATCAATGATAACGATTTAAAAGTTAGGATTATTAATTCAATAAATGAATTTTTTGATATTAATAATTGGGATTTTGGAGATAAATTTTATGTTAGCGAACTGATAACTTATATTGTTAATACTGTTTCTCCTAATATTAGTAATATTGCTATTCTTCCAAGACAGCTAACACAATCGTTTGGTAGTTTATTTGAGATACAAAGCAGAGTAGATGAAATTTTTGTCAGCGGAGCAACAGTGGACGATATAGAAATCGTTTCCTCTCTTTCAGCATCCGAACTTAGAATTTCTTCTGATGAAATCATATCGAGTACAAATTAAAAATGGCAGATAAATTTTTTCCAGATAGTCAACTTCCTATAAGAAAGACATTAGATCTCTTGCCTCAGATTTTTCAAACTGAAGCAAACTCAAAGTTTCTTGCAGGAGCTCTAGACCCGTTGGTTCAACCGGGTGTCTTAGAAAAGAAAGTAGGATACATTGGCAAAAGATACGGGAAAACGTACAAACCTAATGAGATCTATCTAGACACAGATCAAACTTTGCGCAGTCGGTATCAATTAGAGCCCGGCGTTGTTGTAGAAACAGATGGCAAAATTAAAAATTTCTATGATTATCTAGACTTTAAAAATCAATTAAAGTTTTTTAATAATAGTGAAGAGCGAGATGATCTAATTACAGCTCAGGAACATTATACTTGGTCACCGCCTATAGATTGGGATAAGTTTGTAAACTATAGAGAATACTATTGGGCACCAGACGGACCGCCCCCTATCAAGATTCTAGGCCAAGCTCAAAATATTACTAGCACCTATCGAGTAGGTCTCGGTGTGGGCAGCGTTTATATCTTCACTCCTGACGGACTAACAAATAATCCAACCTTAACATTATATCGAGGACAAACATATAAGTTTCAGGTTAATGTTCCGGGAAATCCTTTATTATTTAGAACTACAATTGATACAGGCACATTACTTTACAATCCTGATTTTCAATATTCTAAAGGACAATTAGTTGTCTTTGATAGCAAATTATGGAAAGCAAAAAATAATATAACCGGCAACGACGGTAGTACCATTGATGAAAATACCGACGACTGGGAATTTGTTGATTTTACCGCTGTATCATCATCCGCATTAAATTATACAAAGGGTATAACAAATTCAGGAATTGAAAACGGAACCATCACTTTTGAAGTTCCGTTAAATGCTCCAGATGTATTATACTATCAAAGTTTTACAGATCCTAATAGATTTGGTAGAATTATTATTACTAATATAGAAGAAAACACTAAAATTGATGTAGAAAATGAAATTTTAGGTAAAGCAACCTATACCAGTAGCAACAACGTAGCTTTTAGTAATGGCATGATTGTTTATTTTATTGGAAAAGTTTTTCCAGAAAAATATAGTAGTAATACGTCTAACAACAAATGGGTAGTTGAGGGTGTAGGAGAAAAAATATCTTTAACTAATGTTGCCGACCTAATTGTGTCTACTACCTTCTCAGACACTGCCCCTGAGATATTATTTGATAATGGCGGTTTTGATACACAGCCATTTGACGATGCTAGCGCATATCCTGGAAAGAAAGATTACATTACTATTAATCGTTCTAGCCTAGATTCAAACCCTTGGAGCCGATACAATCGTTGGTATCATCGAGCAGTTTTAGATTATGCCCATACTCTAAATAATTCTAATTTTGATGCTCCGGAAACAACTCGAGCAAAACGTCCAATTATTGAATTCAAACCTAATTTGCAGTTGTTTAATCATGGCTCAATTGCCAAAGCTGCTGTTGACTATGTTGATGATTTTACAACTGATGTATTTTCAGTTATTGAAGGCAGTACAGGTTATATTGTTGACGGTGAATATCTATTCAATGGTGCAAGACTGTTAATAACCAACGATACCGACACGCTAGCTAACAATCAAATTTACATTGTAAATTTTATTACTCACAATAATGTTAAACAAATTAGCCTAACTCGCGAATCTAATGTTGATACTCAGGCCGGAGACGGAGTATTAATACGTCGAGGTATAAAGAATAAAGGAGTAATGTATCATTTTAACGGAATTGATTGGGTTCAGAGTCAATTAAAAACTGCAACAAATCAAGAACCGCTATTTGATATGTTTGATGATAACGAAGTTAGTTTTGGAGATGCTGAAACGTATCCGGTTAGCTCGTTCGTAGGAACTCCTATTCTAAGTTATAAAATTGGTTCAGGACCAACGGATATTGAATTAGGATTTAGCATTAGCTATCTCAATATAGATAATGTGGGTGATATACAATTTAATTTTAATATTGATGCAGATTCATTTAACTATAAACTTGACAACATTAATTACTCTAAAGAAATTTCAACAGGATATTTGAAATTTAATAATGATGAAAGTTTTATTAATGCATGGAACACACTAGATTCTAATTATGTCCAACCAATAATTGACAGCGTAGATATTACAGAATCTACAAACGAAATTACCACAACTATGGTTGATTGGAATTTGTTGGACGATAAGGACATCCGTAAAATACTAGTTTATCTTAACGGAGTACATGTTCGATCGGGTTTTACTAGAACCGCAGGTACATTTGTATTTGACAAACAATTTACAGTAGGTGATACGGTAGCAATTAAACTGTTTGCTGACATTGATCCCAACACAGGCTATTACGAAATTCCTTTGGGATTAGAAAAAAATCCCCTAAACGAAAAAATAAAAACATTTACTTTAGGACAGGCATCTGATCATTTAGCCACAGGATTAGAACTATTAGAAGACTTTACCGGAATATTTCCAGGATTGAATAATCTAAGAGATATTAGCGGTTATCAAACGTTAACAAGAAGATTTTTAAAACACTCAAGTCCATCTCCATTATCTATTGCACTATTATGTAATAAAGAAAATAATATTATAAAATCTATTCAGTATGCAAAAAAATCATACACTGATTTTAAAAATAATTTTATTACTCTAGCATATGAAATATATTACGATCAAACTGCAAATGATTTTGTAGACTCTATTCTAGAAGAGATTAGTAGAACTCAAGATATCAACAGACCCTTTGCTGGATCTGACATGATAGGTAGTGGTGCCCATACTACTATAAATTATACTGTTGAAGATACAGGAATTAAAACATTTGCTCTTTCAGAAAAATTTGATCTAAAAAGCCTAAGCTCACGGGCAGTTTACGTTTACTTTAATAATCAGCAATTATTAGTAAATCGAGATTATGAATTTAATTCTACATTTGGATTTGTTAATTTAATGATTAATTTAACAGAAGGAGACGTAATTCAAATTAGAGAATATACTTCAACGGCTATTAATTTTATACCACCGACTCCAACTAAGTTGGGATTATATAAAAAATATACTCCCAGAAAATTTGTTGACGATACGTATGTGGACCCAAAAGAAGTAATTCAAGGACACGACGGAAGCATAACAATTGCCTACGGCGATTTTAGAGATGACGTTTTATTAGAATTAGAAACTCGAATTTACAACAATATCAAACAAGAATATAACGAGTCTATAATCAACATCGATAATATTCTAGGCGGATATTATGGAAATGCACTCTATGGAAAACCAGCATTAGATAAAATTATTTCTTCAGAATTTTTAAATTGGATTTCTGGAACAAATATTGATTATGTAAACAATTTATATTTCGACAGTGAAAATAGTTTTACATATACCTATAGTAATATGGTAGATCCAACAGGCACTCAAAACTTGCCAGGATACTGGAAAGGTGTTTATAGTTGGTTTTACGATACATACAGGCCACACACAAATCCTTGGGAAATGTTAGGCTTTAGTGAAAAACCATTATGGTGGGAAACTGAATACGGTCCTGCCCCGTATACAAGCAATAACCTAATTCTTTGGGAAGATCTTAGAGACGGTATTATTCGTCAAGGAGAAAGAGCAGGTACTAGAGATAGATACAAGCGTCCATCGATCATGAGTCACATTCCTGTAGATGGCGATGGCAAATTGTTAAGTCCGTTAGATTCGGGATTGGCCGGTAATTTTTCTTTGATCAATAATCAAGGAGCATTCAAAATAGGGGACGATGCGCCAGTTGAAGCAGCCTGGAGAACAAGTTCAGAGTGGCCGTTTGCAATAATTTCTGCTCTTGCCCTATTAAAACCTTTTGAATTTATTACTGATAATTTTAATAAATCATTTATATCAACTAACAAGCTAGGTCAGACAATAAATTTAAAAACTAATTTATTTTCTACTTTTAATGATTTTGTCTATGAGAATACAACAGACACTCCGGTTTCAGGATTAGTAGTTTATATTACAAACTATTTAAAAAGTACCGCTGCGTCAACAGCTACCTTAGAAGATATTGTTGGAAACATAAATGTAAAATTATCTAACAGAATTTCTGGTTTTGTTGATCAGCAACAACAAAAATATATTTTAGATAGTAAAAATCCTAGATCTACATCTAATAGTGTTTTTATTCCGCCAGAAAATTATGACATTATTTTTAACGTTAGTTCGCCAATTTTCAATTTATCCTATAGCGGAGTTATTTTAGAAAAAGTTAATACCGGATGGAAAATTTCAGGATACGACAATTCGACTCCGTTGTTTTACTATTACCAGCCAACTGATTCTCAATCTGATCCTTTAATTTCGGTTGGCGGTCTAAGTGAAAATTTCTTAGATTGGACTGAAAACACATTCTACGGCAACGGTGTAATTTGCAGATTTAAAGATAAATTCTATAGATGTCTTAGTAGCCATACGAGCTCAACTGAATTTTTAGAAAGCACAAACGGTTTAAATATTTGGAAACAACTACCGTCGTTGCCGTTAAATGGTGCAGTAGAAGCATTTAGAAGAAGAAATTTTAATAAATTAAAACTTAAAACTCTGTCATATGGTACTATATTAACCAGTATACAACAGGTAGTTGATTTCTTGTTAGGCTATCAAGAATATCTTAAATCTGTTGGATTTATATTTGACGGATATGATAGAAATTCTTCAACATCATTTGATTGGTATACTTCTGCTAAAGAATTTATGTTCTGGTCTAAGCACAATTGGGCTGAAAATTCTTTACTTACACTTAGCCCTTCAGCAACTTACATAAAAATTAAATTTAATATCGGTGTAGTTGATAACATTTTAGACAGTTTCTATGATTACCAAGTTTTGAAAAATGACGGAAATCCTCTACAGCCTAGATTTATTAATGTTAATAGAGACTTTCAAGAAATCGTAGTATCTACTACAAATACTACAGACGGAATATATTTTTTAAGAATGCACTTCGTACTTAAAGAGCATGTAGTAGTATTTGATGATCGAACAGTGTTTAACGACATACTCTATGACAAGCCAACTGGTTATCGTCAGGAACGAATTAAGAGTCGTGGATTCCGCACAGTTGACTGGGACGGTGATTACACCAGTCCTGGATTCTTGTTTGACAATGTTAATATTGATGTTTGGCAACCATTTACAGATTATAAATTAGGCGATATTGTTGCATATAAATCTTATAATTGGACCAGCAAAAAAACTCAGTTGGGTTCTGCAGAATTTCAAGATGCGTTTTGGTCAAAATTAGATTCTACTCCTAGTAAATCGTTGGTGCCTAACTTTGATTATAAAATAAATCAGTTTAGCGACTATTACGAAGTGAACACCGACGGCGTTGGGTCTAGTCAACGAGATCTTGCAAGGCACGCAATTGGTTATCAGCAACGAGAATATTTGCAAAATATTGCAGAAGATGAAATTAGTCAGTTTAGAATATATCAAGGATTTATTAGAGAAAAAGGAACTGCAAATGCTATCGTTAAGGTATTTGACAAACTTAGCAGAACACAAGACGACAGCGTTGTATTAAAAGAAGAATGGGCATTTAAAATTGGAGAATTTGGAGGAACAAATCAGATAGATGATTTTGAATTTGAAATTAAAAAAGATAATCTTGTAATAAATCCTCAACCGATACTATTAACTTACAGCACAAATTCATCTGTTGTTCTAGATCAATATTTAAGAATTAATTCTTCAAATTTTACAATCGCACCTACCCCGTTTACTACAGATTTAAATCGCACATCGTACTATGACGGAGTCACTAGATCTGCAGGATACGTGAATACAAATCATGTTGATTTTGTTGTAAGAACAATAGACGATATTGTAAATTTAAACATTGCAGATGTTTATGAAAATGCTCATATATGGATAACGTTTTATAATAATTCTTGGACAGTATTTCGATATAATCAAGAAGTTGCACTACGAGTAGAGTCTTTAATAAAGATAGATTCTAATGTAGAATTAACACTAAGTCGACTACACAATTTTAAAGTCGGCGATATTGTTGGTTTAAAATACATTGCTAATCTTACAGGCTTTTTTAAAATTACTGCAATTACAAATAAAACAATTACAGTAATTACTACTAGCACCAACGAACCTGAGATTGAAGATAGTACATCGGCAACTATTGGAATTTTTACAGTTGCAAGAAAAACAAATTATCAAGAGTTAGATCCGCAACAGGCCTCATTGTTATCTCTTTCAGCAAGGATTTGGGTAGATGCAAATGAATCCGATAAATGGGAAGTTATTGAAAAAACCAAACAGTATACTACCTACGAATTAAGTGAATACGGAATCACAACCCCTGTGGGCACTGGCACATCGGTAGTCTATATTGATAACCTAAAACAAATTGCCACAGGCATTCCGGGATCGGGTTATGTAATGATTTATACAACCAAGGCTTCTGGTGAAGTTATTGGCCTAAAACAAATTGTGCCACCGCCCGATGGATTTGAAACTGCGGTTGGAACATCGTTTGGAAAAGTATTAGCAGTTAGTCCGGATTACAAGTGGTTAGCTGTAGGATCTCCAAATGCCAGCGGAGTAAAGAGTGCATATCAAGGCGAATTGTATCAATATAGAAGTTATCTTGCAGGCGAGATTGTGCTATATCAAGGAAAACTTTGGGAAGCCATTGATAACATTGATCTAGGTGACGGTAGTTCTATTAACTTTAACAGCGACGATTGGAAGCCAGCAACTATAGTTAACGCTAATCCTGCTGCCCGAGGCGACGGATTCACCGACCAGGGAATGATATCCTTGTACAAATACAGTCAAGGACAGTGGGAAATTGCCTACAGTTTTGTTAGTCCAAGACAAGCGGCCTACGAAGAATTTGGTTCAGCAATTACTATTGGTGTTTCTGGAACAACATATTATATGGCAGTATCTGCTCTAGGGTCATTATGTGATCCTGCAGTAGGACCAAATACTGGTAAAGGAAGAATTTACCTTTATCAATACAACGGCACAGAGTGGAGACATTTAGAAAATACAAAGTACCTAGGAGTGTATCAACCATCACCCTTGGCATTTTATCCTGCTGGATCAATAATGATAGTTTATGGGAAGCATTATACGACAACACCGGCGACGGCAGTTCGTTATCCTTAGAGTCAAGTGATTGGAAAAAATTAGATCCTATTTCTACGCAATGTTCGTTGCCAACAAATATTGCAATGGATGATGACGGTTCTACCCTAGCAGAAGGATTACTAAGTTCAACGCAGTTAGCCGAATTAGTTAAAGAAGGCGATCAGTTTGGTTTTTCTCTTACTATGAGTAGAGACGGACGTTTATTAGTTGTTGGCGCACCAAATAGTGACGGTCAATATTTTGCCAATTACCGAGGCGACTGGAATGTTTATCAAGAATATAAAGAAGGTGATGTTGTAAAATATCAAAACGGCTATCATAGATTAACCGACGCAACAACATCATCTATTACAAGTCTTGGACAATTTCCAGATGATGGATTACCTTGGTTAAATGTAGGAGATAGTGCATCTCCTTCTACGGGTAAAATTTACATCTACGAAAGAAATTCAAATGATTTGTACAGTCTAACACAGACAATTACCGCTGATTCTTTAAGCGATATAAACGATACTACGAATTCTGGGATTATTGGATCGGGGGACCAATTTGGATTTGCCATCGATATTGATGCATCGGGCACAACTATTGTAACAAGTAGTCCCTTAGCAGACATTAACAAACAGAATCAAGGAGCAGCATATGTTTTCAAACGGGATGCTACTCAATTTAGGCTAAAACAAAAATTACAAAGCTACGAATATTTTACAAACGAGTATTTTGGTTCTAGTGTTTCTATCAGTGCTGCAACTGAACGAATTGTAATTGGAGCAAAAAATGCCGGATATGCTGTTGATGCATATTTTACCGATGGTACAACATTTGATAGAAGAAGAACCTCGTTCTCTTCTTCTAGAGGATTTCCTGGACAAGTCTATGTGTATGAGAGAAAAGATCAGGGATATTTCTTAGTTGAAAAATTAGAGGCTGAGTTAGTTTCTGGAGAGTCGTTTGGCTATTCTATCGATTGTACCAGTTCTGTAATTGTTGTAGGATCTCCTACCTATCAAGTAGAAGGTGTAGCAGTTGGTATGGTTAGACTGTTTAAAAAATCACCCGAAACAAATAGTTTCAATGTAATTTCTCAAGAAACACCTTTAGTAGATGTTGACTTGTTGCAAAATATTGAATTATATGATAATGTCAATAATAAAAAAATCACAGACCTTGATGTTGTTGACGGTTTTAAACTTAAAATATTAGGAGTTGCTGAACAAGAAATTTCCTATAAAACAATTTACGATCCTGCAATATACATGTTGGGTACTGACGACCAAGTAGTTGATGAATCACAACCGTGGTTTGAAAAAAATGTTGGAAAAATTTGGTGGGATTTAAGTACAGTTAAATTTATAAATTATGAGCAGGATGATTTTTCCTATAGAATAGGAAACTGGAATTCTCAAGTAGAAGGCTCTTCAATTGATATCTACGAATGGGTAGAATCTGTACTATTGCCATCGGAGTGGAGTTTGCTTGCCGATACTGTAGAAGGATTAGTTGAAGGTATTTCCGGCCAACCAAAATTTGCTGACGATACAGTTTACAATACTAAGATTTTGTACAATCCAAACACAGGATTAACTACTGGAACATTGTATTACTATTGGGTTTCTTCAAAGACACTGCTCCCTGCTAATAATCCAAATAGACGAATTTCAGCATCAGCAATTGAAGATTTTATTAATAACCCAATTGGGTCTGGAATTCCGTTTGTAGGGATATTAGGAACAGACAAATTTTTAGCCTATAATTTCCCAGCAGTTATTGGAACAGATACAGCACTGATAAATGTTGAATATACTAAAAATAAAAAACAATTAACACCAATTCATAGAGAGTATCAATTA